CGCCTCGATGAACTTCGGAGATTGCAATGTCGCCAATGACCGCATGGCTTTTGCTCATGTCCACTGTGCACATCGGTCTCGCGCAAGGATACGCAGAATGGGCGGACTGACTGATTGACAGGACTGAGGTGTGAAATGGGCGGTGACGCAACGATTGACCTGCGGCCGATTCGCAGTGAAGGCTGGGACTTGTGATGGACATTCGACCACGACCGACGCGAGAAGGCTGGGACGGCTGATCCCCCGCTTCCCTCGCCAGCCGATCGGCTCGGCAGCATGACACGGGCGCGGGGAGTACTTATTTGTATCTCTTGGGCGGCAAGGATCGGCCAAAGCGCTGATTCGGTGGCCCTGCGGCGTCCACGCGCATGGAGATTGGTTGAGACTAGGCGGCAGTCATACGCTAGTTACCAGTCTCTATACGCGCGGGCGTGATGAAATGCCAGTTCGGCAAGAAGCTATGCCCATTCGGTGCTTGCGGACGCGCTAAGCCGGGTGCCTCACGAAACGAGGCGCTTCACTCAACCAATCCAGACTGCGGCCAGAGCCGATAAGCGCGCCCATGCGGCGAACGGGTTGGGATTGGTTCAGTGAGGGTGAACCGAAAAGGTCGCGCGCGCCGATAGGCGGCCACTGCGCCATGCGGGCCGAACGCTGTAGCTCTCGCTAATTTCATCGTTGTCTCCTCTTCTGCTTCCCCTGGCAGATTCGAAGCCGCCTCGTGCGGCTCTTTTTATTTGGTGCCTATGGACTTCCACTCCAGTTTCGTCGTGACGATGTTCTGGCTGATGGTCGGCCATTCGCTGGCGGACTACCCGTTGCAGGGTGACTTCCTCGCCAATGGGAAGAATCGCCATACGCCGCTCGGCAAGATGTTCTGGCCGCACGCGATCTTCGCGCATTCGATGATTCACGGCGGCTTCGTCGCGCTCATCACTGGTTCGGTCTGGCTGGGAGTCGCTGAGGCGGTCATCCACGGCATCACCGACCTGCTGAAGTGCGACAACTGGATCGGCCTGCGCACGGATCAAGCAATCCACATCGCCTGCAAGATTGTGTGGGCAGCGATAGTGGTGAATGCATTCATTTAAGGGGAAACCGTGGCAATAGACGAAAACCTTCGCCAGTTTGCCACGCCCAGGCAACTCGAGTTCATCGAGGCCGTTGATCGGTTGGGCTCGGAGCGCAAAGCGGCCGAGTCGCTGGGCCTATGCCGCGGCACGGTGGGCAATGCTATCGTCTCGCTGAAGAAGAAAGCGGCGCGCCAAGGATATTCGCCTGAGTCGGACATGGTCCGCGCGGTTCCCGATGGCTTTTTCCTGCGCGGCACGTCGACCCTCTATAACAAGAGTGGCGAAGTCGCAATGCAGTGGGTCAAGAATCAGATTGACCACGATCGGCAGCGCGAGATATTTGAAGCCGCCTCTGCGGCATTCTGCGAAACCATCCCGCGCGTACGTCCGCGCTCCGCTCCGGCGCATGGCAATGCCGATCTGCTGAATTGTTTTGTCATCACGGATTTCCACCTCGGAATGCTAAGTCACGCCGAAGAGACTGGCGCAGACTGGGACATCAAGATAGCCGAGAACACGATTATTCGCTGGTTCGAGCAAGCGATTGCTCAGTCGCCAAATGCGGATGAGGCCGTTTTCGCTCAGCTTTCAGATTTCCTACACGCTGACTCGGTCGAAGCCCTTACCCCAGCTTCAAAACACGTTTTGGACGTGGACACCCGATTCCATAAGGTAGTCCGGACGGCGATCCGCATCCTGCGTACTGTGATTGACATGCTGCTCGCGAAACACAAGCGAGTGCATATCGTGATGGCGGATGCGAATCATGACCCGGTCAGCCAGATATGGATGCGCGAATGGTTCTCTGCCCTCTATGAGGATGAGCCGCGCATTACGGTTGACCGCAGCCCGTCGCCCTACAACGCGTATGAGTTCGGCAAGGTGGCGCTGTTCTTCCATCACGGCCACAAGCGCAAGGTGACGAATGTTGCGGAAGTATTCGCAGCTCAGTTCCGCGAGATATTCGGCCGCACCAAGTATGCATACGCCCACACGGGCCACCTTCACAGCATCGACGTGAAGGAAAACAACCTCATGGTGGTCGAGCAGCATCGCACGTTGGCGGCGCCGGATGCGTACGCCGCACGCGGTGGGTGGCTCTCTGGTCGGGATGCTCAAACGATTACGTATCACCGCGAATACGGTGAAGTGTCGCGCGTTCGGATCAACAGCAACATGCTGGCCTGAGAGAGAAATCCTCTAAACCGCCGCGCCACAAGAAATGATTCACTCAACAAGGGCTGTAGCCCATAGAAAACATGGGCAGACCATCCAAGCTGACAGAGGCGCAGTGGGATGAGATTCGTCGGCGCCTCCTCGAGGGAGAGAAAGCCGCCGATCTTGCCCGCGAGTACGGAGTCTCTAAAACCCGTATAAGCGAGAACGTTTCGAAACGCGCAAGCGCAGTAAAAGACGTTGCGAAACAAATAGTTAAAGCCGAGTCCGATTTTCGGAAGCTATCTGTTTCGGAACAATTCGATACGGTTTCGATACTCCGCAACCTGACCAATACCTTTGGGCATCTCAGTTCCGCAGCCGCCTATAACGCAGCGACTGCGCACCGCCTGGCGGGCATCGCTCACATGAAGGTCGCTGAGATTGATGACGCTGCGCCGCTGACTGAAGAAAGCCTGGGCGCACTCAAGGGCATCGCTGTCCTGACCAGGATGGCGAACGAAGCCAGCGAGATCGGTATGAATCTCGTGCGGGCCAACAAGGAAGTCTTTGCCGTTTCGGATGACCCGCCGGGACTTAACGATCCGAACCCTGATGTATGAAGCAATCCGTCAAGCTACAGGAGCTTCATGCCAAGCAGGCAGAGATCGGGCGCGCGTTCAACGAGAATTCAAGAGTCGTCATCCGGTGCGGGCGACGATTCGGCAAGACGACGCTACTCGAGCGCTGTGCATCAAAGTGGGCATACAACGGTCTGCGCGTAGGCTGGTTCGGCCCGACCTATAAGCTGAACCTGCCGACCTATAAACGCATCCTCCGCACGATTCAGCCGATCGTCGTTTCGAAGTCGAAGATCGATCAGGTTATTGAGACCCAGCGTGACGGCTGCGTTGAGTTCTGGACGCTACAGGATGAGGACGCGGGGCGTTCGCGGTTCTATGACCGCGTGATCATCGACGAGGGCAGCCTCGTACCGAAAGGCTTGAGAGACATATGGGATCAGGCAATCGCGCCTACCCTGCTGGACCGGAGAGGCCATGCCGTCATGGCGGGCACGCCGAAAGGCATCGATCCAGACAACTTCTTCTACGAAGCATGCACGGATAAAACGCTTGGCTGGCGAGAGTTTCATGCGCCAACCGCATCGAATCCCAAGCTAGACCCTGACGCAGTTGCCAAGCTGATTCACGAATATCCGCCGCTGGTGTACCAGCAGGAATTCCTGGCAGATTTCGTTGACTTCCGGGGATCGGCGCTATTCAGTGAAGAGAATCTGCTCGTCGATGGTCAGCCGGTCGACTATCCGACGCGCTGCGATCAGGTCTTTGCGACCGTTGACTCGGCGCTAAAAGATGGCGTCGAGCACGACGGCACGGCGGTTATGTACTGGGCCCGGAACAAGATTGCCGGCCACCCCCTGATCCTCCTGGATTGGGACCTGATACAGATTCAAGGTGCGCTGCTAGAAGAGTGGTTGCCGACTGTTAATCAGCGGCTTGAGGATCTGGCTAAGGAAACGGGCGCACGCCAAGGCAACGTCGGCATCTGGATTGAAGAAAAGGCGTCGGGCATTGTGCTGCTTCAGCAGGCTGAGCGCCGGGGATTACCAGCCTATCCGATTAACAACGATCTGGTTGCGCACGGAAAGGAAGGAAGGGCGCTTTCGGTCAGTGGGTATGTCTATCGTGGTGACGTGAAGTTATCGCGTCATGCATACGAAAAGACGACCAATTTCAAGGGTCAAACGCGTAACCACGCGTTGGTGCAAACCTGCGGGTTCCGCATTGGCACCAAGACTCCACACACATACGACTTGCTCGATACCTTCGTTTATGGGGTAGCGATTGCGCTAGGCGACTCAGAAGGCTATTGAATGAGCGATTTCGACAATGACGGCGGCGCCGCAACAATCGGCACTGGCGCCAGCATTCCGTCTTCGCTCATGCAGATTCTGATGGCAGATGACATCGTGCCGGGAGCGATGCCCTCGTACGAGATGGCGAAAACGCTGTATGTGGCCCACCCGCTTGGCGCCAAAATGGCCGAGGCGCCAATTGAAGAAGCCCAGAGCCAGGAGCGCGAGATCGCCATTCCGGGTGGCCCCGAGGATGATCTGAAGCAGGCCTTTCAGCGTGAATGGATGGCTATCGGCAGGACGGGTGCCGACGAGGTCATCAAAGGTCACCAGACGCTCAAGCGAATCTATGGCATCGCGTCTCTGGGCGTGGGCGGCAAGTTCCTGAATGGCGCCGACCTGCCGACCACTGATCCGTTGCCCTATGAAAGACTCCATGAAATGGAGTTGTATTTCAACACATGGGATCCGCTCAACACGGCTGGCTCCCTCACGCTGAATCAGGATCCGAACGCGCCTGACTTCCAGAAACCGCAATATATTCGCGTCGCAGGCAAGGATTACCACTCATCGCGCGCGGTGATCGCGCTCAATGAGAACCCGGTCTACATCGAATGGACCAATAGCGCATTCGGGTTCGTGGGACGTTCTGTCTATCAGCGTGCCCTCTTCCCGCTGAAGACCTACATCCAGACGATGATCACCGATCAGGCCGTAGCCGAAAAGGCTGCGCTGCTGGTTGCGAAGATGAAATCGCCTGGTTCAGCTATCGATCAGCGCGCGCGTAGCTGGTTTGGACTTAAGCGCAACGCGATCAAGGGCGCCAAGACCGGCAACGTTGTGTCGATCGGCATTGACGAGTCCATTGAGTCAATTGACCTGAAGAACCTGCGCGACGCTGCCGAGTTCTCGCGGAACAACTGCATCAAGAACATCTCGACCGCGGCGAAGATGCCCGCCTCAATGCTGTATCAGGAGACACTGACCGAAGGGTTCGGCGAGGGCTCGGAAGACGCCAAGATCATCGCGCGTTATATCGACCGGATGCGCATCGAGATGCAGCCGGATTACCGCTTCATGGACGAAATCGTCATGAGGCGGGCTTGGAATCCCGAGTTCTACAAGATCATGCAGCGCAAGTACGCTGAGTATCAACGCGTTCCGTACGAGACGGCCTTCTACGAATGGAAGAACGCGTTCACGGCGACGTGGCCGAATCTGCTGGTCGAGCCTGATAGCGAAAAGGCGAAAGTCGACGACATCATTATGAAGTCGGCTATCTCTCTGTACGAAGTCGCCTCGCCGCAGCTTGATCCGGTGAATAAGGCGAAGGCAACGATCTGGCTGGCCGAAGTCGCCAACGAGCGCAAGAACCTGTTCTCCAATCCGCTCGAGCTGGACGAAGACGCGCTTGCAGCGTACGTGCCGCCCGAGCCCGAAGCAGAACCAAAGCCTGAAGTCGAAAGCAGCCACGAATGAGCGTCCGCCCCTCCATCAATGCGACTTTCCATGAAGTCTTGACGGCGGCGGTACGCGATATTTCGGAGAACGGTTATGACGATATCGCGCGGCTCGATGACTGGCTGCGCCGGCTGAGGCTCGCTGCCATCGCCGACCTTCCGTCTCCGCAGGAAATCCAGAGCCGGATGCAACTGGCGATGCAGACCGTCTTTGACCGGACGTTCTCAAAGTCGGCGGCGCTGCGGTATCACCCGGGTATTCCGCGGTTCACGCTGGAGCGTCTGAAGCCATTCGCGCGCGCCGAGCTCGACAAGCGGATTCTCGCCAGCGCGAACCTGATCAAGCTTAATCGCGAGCAGGCGATCGAAAAGACGCTGCAAAGGTTCTCTGGCTGGGCGACGTCGATACCCGATCAGGGCTCGCGAGTCGTCGACAAGCTTGAGGTGAAAGAGAGCATCGAGAAGCCCATCAAGCAGATCAAGTATGAGGCGCGGCGGGTCAGCATCGACCAGGGGCACAAGCTACTGAATGCCGTCAATTCGGTGGTGGCCACGCAAGGTGGCGCGATCGCCGGGAAATGGCGCAGTCACTACCGCCAGGCAGGATACGACGCCCGCCCCGATCACAAGGAACGCGACAGCAAGATCTATCTTGTCCGCGGGTCGTGGGCGGCCGAGCAAGGTCTCGTGAAGCGTGGAGAGGCCGGTTATACGGACGACATCACGCAGCCAGGCGAAGAAGTCTTCTGCCGCTGTTATTGGGTTTGGTTGTATGCGCTACGGGAACTGCCTGAGCCGATGCTGACGGCGAAGGGCAAACAGTTGCTCGAAGAAACCCGCATCAAGCGCCCCGCACACGCATGACCGCCTCACCCACATACAGAGACTCCTTCGGGAGGCTTTTTCTTTTGGAAATTCCATGCCGCCTGAAATAGGAGTCGACGAGGCAGCGAACGAATCGGCTGATTGCGCCGGCATCCTGTTCCGCGCGCCTGGCCCGCAATACCTGCTCGTCAAGCGCAGCGATACCGGCGAGTGGGAACAGCCGGGCGGTCACATCGAAGCCGATGAATCGCCCGAAGAAGCCGCAGTGCGCGAATGCGTTGAGGAAATCGGCGCATGTCCGGACGGCACCCGCTGGATTGGCCGCATCACAACCAACCCGGACGGCGGCGATTACACGTGCTTTCTGCAGGACGTTCTGGCGCCGTTCGACCCGAAGCTCAACGATGAGCATACCGAGTGGCAATGGGTCTCGCCCGCTGCGCTGCCAGAGCCAACGCATCCCGAAGTCGTCCGCACGATTGGGCTGGTTACTGGCAACGAGTTGGACATTGCCAAGCGCATGGCGGCGAAGGAGTTGCCCTCCCCGCAGCGATACGAAAACGTCTGGCTCTTCGATCTCCGTATCACAGGCACGGGTCTGAGTTATCGCACGGCACTCGATGAGTATTCGTGGCGCACGCCAGACCAGTTTCTGACCGAAGAATTCCGGGAGCGCTGCTACGGCCTGCCGGTCATCTTCGAGCATCCAAAGACGCTCCTGAATTCGAAGGAATACCACGAGCGCAACGTCGGCTCAATTTTCCTGCCCTACCTCACCACTGATGAGGTCTGGGGCATCGCCAAAGTATTCGATGACGATGCGGCCGTGCTGATGCATGAGTCGCACGAATCGACCAGTCCCGCGGTTGTCTTCCGCGACGCGGGCTCAGCCGAATTCCGGGAAATAGACGGGAAGACGGTTCTTATCGAAGGTAAGCCCTCCTACTTGGACCATCTCGCAATCTGCAAAGAGGGCGTGTGGGACAAAGGTGGCGAGCCCAGCGGAGTCAACAATGGAGAAATTCGAATGGACGAAAACGTAACGCCGGCTCCGGCCGAACAAGTGCCCGCCTGGGCCGACGCCCTTGGCAAGCGATTCGATGAGGGTCTGGCTTCTTTCGGCCAGCGCCTCGATGCACTTGAAAACAAGGGTGGCGATCCGATGCCTGCCGCTCCGATGCGCGGCGATGCTGGCCCTGCTGCTGAAATGGCCGTGGCTGAAGCGGCTGGCGCTGTCGAGGAATCGGCAGAAGCCAAAGCGGCTCGCGAACTGAAAGAACGCCAGGACGCAGAAGATTGCGCCCGTCGCGACTCCGAAGAAAAGGAGCGCAAGGAGAAGGAAGAGATGGAGCGCAAGGACGCAGCCGAACGCCTCGACGCACAGTCGCGCGAGAACGCGGACCTGAAGGCGAAACTCGAAGCAATGAATGCTCGCATCACGTCGCTCACGACTCCCCTGTCGGTCAGCGATCGCGACGCACTCAGCTCGGCTCAGGCCCGCTGGGACTCGGTCGCACAGATGCTGGGTGACAGCATTCCGGCGCCGCTGCATGGCGAAAGCCCGATCGCGTACCGCCAACGCCTCGCCTCGCGCTTCCAGAAGCACAGCGACAAGTTCAAGGGCATCCGCCTGGATTCGCTCGATGGCGTCGTGTTTGACACCGTCGAAGAACAGATCCGCATGGACGCGCAGGCCTACGCCAAGAGCCCCGCTGTCTCGCCCACCGGCAAGCTGATTCCGATTGTCCGTAGCGACGAGGCTGGTCGCCGGATCACCGAGTACAGCGGCGACATGGACGCATGGCTCGGCTTCTTCAAACACCAAGGTCAGGGCGTTCGCCTGCTCGACCCCCGCCAGAAACACTAAGGAGTCGATAGATGACTGTCTCTTTCAATCCGCAGTTGACGACTTCGCCGTCGAATACCTTTCTGGCCTCGACGGAAGGCTACGTCCAGGGCACGACCATGGACGACACGTCGTCGCGCATGTGGCTGACCTCGGGTGTCGTTGCCTCGAGCGTCACGCAGCCTGTATGGGGCGGCATGGCGATCACCGAAGAAGTCGCAACGGTCAACGCCAACGCCCTCGGCAATTCGCTGGTTCTGGCGAGTGCCGCAGGCAACGTCACCGGCTTCACGGTGTTCGACCAGGCGCACAACATGATCATCGTGCCGGGCAATACCGTACAGCAGTCCGTCGCCGGCATGACGGTCAACTTCTTCCGCTTCGGGTCGAACATCCGTATCGCGGTGGGCGTGCTCTCGAGCATCGTCGCCACGCTGGATAGCGGCGCGATCAACCAGGCGCTGTACTGGGATCCGGCGCTTCAGCAACTGACGGCATCCGGAACTTCGGGTGCGTTCGCGCTGCCGGCGACGACGAAGATTCTTTCGTTGAATTCCAACAGCAAGACCATCAGTTACAACTCGGGCACCGGGGCATTGACCTGGACGACGGGTAACGCAGCACTGATTCAGATCTAAGAATCTCTCTTGGCTTTGCGTTGACGTCTGTATTCCTGCTCGCAGCGGAAGTGGAACACGCTACCGGAATAGATCCTCAGATTCTGCGGATCATCCCAACTCTTGCAGTATTTGCACTTTCTCCAGTGGACATGCCCGCAAGCATCTAGCGCATCCGCCCTTTGATGGAGAAGTGCGTGGTAGGCCTGGTCGGGGCAAATCACCAAGTTATGTGGATCGTTGTTCAGGCGGTCTTCATCGACGTGGTGAACTTGCACTCCTTCAGGCAACGGCTTGCCAAGCGCTTTTTCAGCAATAAGCAGGTGCGCAAGGCGTAATTTTCCTTCGTGGCTCTTATAAAGCCGTCCGCTGATCGGATGGATCGATCCGGTGCCGTGCGCGCGATTTACCAACTGCAGCGTCCCATGCCTTCTGAACTTTTTGTAATGGGCATTGCATAGAGAGCGCGCCACAACCTCATTGCAACATCCTTCGACAGAACATCCTTCCATTCTGGATACCTCCGTAATTGAGGAGCGGTGGTGTTCGATTCGTTGAACTGATCAACGTCTCCTCATTTTACTCTGGAGTTTTATTAAATGGCCAATTTGTTTCCTGCAAGGGCGCGGATCAACCCGCATTTCGCCGAGCCTGATCTCATCGTCACCTATGCGCAGGCATCGGGTGCATTCGAAGCACTGCAGGGCGGCAAACCGCGCGTGAAGATCGGCCT